GTCGCTTGTATCGCTTAGATACGCATCTACATAAACACGCATTGCGCCATTTAGTGTACCGACAAACTTAGTGTTTGTTGGAGCCTCGAATGTGCCTTCTGTTGTACGAGCAAAAGCAGAAGTTGTTGCGCTCTGTAGAATTGTTAGAGCTTGGTTAGAAACAACAGCCCAGTTAGCAGAACCACGACGTGTACGCTGAGCAATTAAGTTGCTTACACGGTTGATCTGAATAGCTAGAGCAGCGTGCTCATCACCAACGAATGTAGCTGTACCAGAAACTAATGACTGGTCATATGTTTCTTCTACGCTAGCTAAACTACGTAGAGAAGCTAGAACTTCTTGGTCAATTTCAGCTGTAATTTCTTGAGCTAAAGCGGCCATGATTTCTGCTTCGATGTCAATACCTTGTTGTGCTTGTGCATCTTGTGCAGCCTCGAATGTCCAACGAGCTGATAGCTTGCGGCTCTTAGCTTCGACTGGTGTTTTCAAGATCTGGATGCTCATACGCTTACCAGGTGTACCTTCCATAGCAGAAGTTACTTGTGCTCTTGGGTTAGCATCACTGTTATTACCAGAGTAAGCAGCAGCAATCTTGAATGGGCTTAGTGCCTCTTCACCTGCTACAACTCCGTCTCCGCTGTCAGCATAGCGAACACGTAGAGTATGGATTTGTGCTACTGGGCCAGTCATTGGCTGGACGCCGATGATTTCGTTAGCAATAACGGTTGGCATAACACGACGAATAACTGGAAGAATAACGCGATTTAAAGTTGCGATATTACCAGTACTAGTTGCACCTGCTGTTGCAGACTCTGCCAAGTAACGACGTGTATTCTCTAAGCATACGCCCATAGAAGCACGACGGTTACCTTGTAGGCCTTCAAGCAGAGCGTCTTTGGTCTCTGACCATCTTTCATTTAAAAGTTGTGACATTTATTTGTCTCCTTGAATTATTTTAGACCCGCTAATTTGCGGATGTCTAATATGTTGTCTAAGCCTACCTCGGGCTTGGTTTCACGATCGCCTGTTACAGCAACACTTTCAGTCAAAGTAGCTTTTTTGGCTACTCTCTTGGTTTCGCCTTCCATTACTGCGGGTAGGTATTTGTCAAATGCTGCTGAAAGTTTCGGAGTTTGTACACTCTCTAATAATTCTTTCATTAGCGCTCTCTTGTCGGCACCTAAAGGCGCCAATAGCTCGGCCATAACATGCTTACGCTCCATTAGATCTTTAGTAACACGTATTTCACGTTGTACTGATTCAACTAATGAACCTTTTTCTTCGATAGCTTGTTTAGCTTCTGCAAGTTCTTGTTCTTTCTTATCGATGATCTTTAACAATTTACTTGTTTCAGATTTTTCGTTTAGATAAGAACTAGAAAACTCTTGTGCAAATGCTTCATAAATTCTGCGACCGAAATCATTATTACGACTGCTATCAATATCTTCTTTCAATTGCTTGATCTCGGATGTTAATTTTTGTGTAATAACATTTTCTACTACTTGTGCAGAACGCTTAACAAAGCTTTGCTTAATAGATTCGAATTTTGCCTTAGCTTCGCGAACTAGTTTAACTTTAGTTTCAGCTAGATCACGTTTGTCCTTAGCAAATTCATTTATTTCTTTAGATAGTGCATGTACAATGAACTGCTCTAATTTTTCAAAGTTCTCAGAAACCTTTCTACGATCTCCTTGGAACTCAACTAACTCTCTGCCTAATTGTTTGATTATAAAACCTTCTAGTTTCTTAGCATCTTCACCGATACGTTGTTTGTATTGTGCTTTTGCTTCAGCTAGTGCTTTTCTGTCGTCATTCAATTCGGCCATTTCTGCGGCCAATCTTTCGCTCAACATCTTGTCAATTGCTTCAACCATGACTTGTTTGTCATGAGTGTACTTCTGTGCAAATTCTTCACGAAGTTCAGCGGTAACTTGGTCGCGATTCTCTTGTAATCTTTGAGCAAGAGCGGCTTCTAGTTCAGATTTAACCTCTTCACCAATTAGACCAGCTTCTGTCAATTTTTTGAATGCGTCCAACATTTACTTTTCTCCTCGGGCTTATTTTAGACCTTTGATGATCTGAAGGAGACTTTCCTTCAAATATTTCTGGGCCTTTGGATCTTCTCTTACTTCAGTAGCAACTCTAAATGCTTTATTTCCTCCTCTAGTGTTCATGAGATGTTCATAAACAGGAGTAGGATAAGCACCAGGAGCGCTAGGTTGTGCAACTACATCTACAGTAATAATTTCAAAATCAGATACTCGGCCGCTCAAATCGTCAACGTTTCCGCTGCCGCGTGAGCTAACACCAAGTTTTACACCACTTTCGAGCATGGTACGAATTAAGTTGCCCATTGGGGTAGGAAGAATTTTCATCTTCCCATAACCATTAGGACCTTCCATCCACATTTGAGTAATCATATGGGATACACGGTCCAAATTTACTTTTAAATCATCAGGATGATCAACTTCACCTAAAACTGAATATCCATTTTGTAATTGGTCGTTTAGTGTTTTAACTGCACGTTCAATTTCATCAACTG